TTCTTAGAAAAAGTAATGTCTAAAGATTTTAGTAGTGAATACGGAAAAATTAGATATTTTATAACGATACTTAATAATAATTTGCAAGATTATAAATTAAAAGAACCAGAAACAATTAGGCAATCAGATAGTGAAATAATTGAAGTTAATTATAAACCAAAAGAACGTAAAAAAAATCTATCAGAATACATAGAAGAATTGGAGGAATAATTTGAGTGAATTTATCAGTGGATGCAATAAGTATCCTGAACAATTGCTTAAAGGAAGAATTACTATAGAAGGTAATGTTATTTCATGTTTATTTAAAGATATTTTATTACTTGATGAATGTAATCTTAAAATAGAAGATTTTTTATCAACGGATGGTAGATTCTATTTTGCTTTAATTCAAAATATAAGAATGAAAGGATTCACTTCTCTGGATGAAGTGACTATTCTATCTAATATTTCTGAAATGATTGAAGAAAGTTTTCAAAATAGAGGTGGATGGAATACAATACAAAACCTAATTGATATAATTAATGAAAAAAATTGGGATACATATTTAGATATTTTATACAGAGAAAACATTATAATTAATTTGTATAATAATGGATTTAATTTATTAAATCCGGTTGAAGAAAATAGTAAAATGATTATTCCATTAGATTTATTTAGAAAAATGGATAGTGAAAGTGTTATTGATTGGTATGAAAGTAGATTAGGTAATTTAGGTACTGGTTATTCAAGCAGAATACTTGAAGAAGAAGAAATAGATTTTAACGATGACTTTATAAATAGTTGTATTGAAGGATTAGAAAATGGTGTTCCTTTTGATATTGCAGGTAAAGATATAAATGATGGTGATATAAATTGTTTTCCTTTTTTATCAAGGCAATTAAATGGATTAATGGATAAAACAACGACTATATTAGGGGGATATAGTTCAGTAGGTAAAACCATATGGTGGGTTACAATATTAATGGCACTATTATACAGAGGTAGAAAACCATTAATAATAAGTAATGAACAACAGGTAAAAGTTTTTAAAATATCATTTATAATCTGGATATTAGCAAAAAAATTTAGATATTTTAATTTGACTAAGAAAAAAATGTTAAGTGGAGATATTAATGACAAAGATAAGGAATACATAAAGAAAGCACAGGAATATTGGAATTCAAATTATAAAGGAAAAGTAAAATTTATTGCTATTCCAGATGCAGATATAAATTTAGTAAAGAAAAAAGTTAGAGAAAATGTATTAAAATATTCTTATGATACTATATTATATGATACATTGAAATTGGAATTTTCAGAATCAAAAAATAATGAACAACATTTTATTTCTTTAATTAAAGATAGTCGTGAATTAGATAAAATGGCAAAAAAATATAATATAATTATGTTATGTTCATTACAATTAGCTATTAATACATTAGGTAGATTATTTTTAGATTCTAGTGTGCTATCAATGTCTAAACAAATTAAAGAAGTATTAGAAAATTTATTTCTAATGAGAACAGTATATCAAGAAGAATTAGATAAGAATAGTAAATATTATTGCAGACCATTTAGAAGAATAAAAGTAAAAGATAAATGGATAGAAGAAGAATATGAACCTGATCCTACTGGAATATTTAGAATGTTATTTTTAGATAAAGCAAGAAGTGGTGAAAATAGTACAGATAACGGTATAGCATATTTATATAAATTTGATGGTTCTCATGGAATTTTTAGAGAAATTGCAATGGTTAGACCAAAACATGGTACTATTCAATAAAATATTGAGGTGAATTTCTAACGTGATAACTGAAATCAAACAAAAACTCATTGATAATCCTATACATATACAAAACATATTAGAATATTATGAGTTTCATAATATTTCTGTTAATTCACAAGAAATTCGCTGTGGTATTGGTGAAAATACTAATAAAACATCAATAAGAATTAAATTACATAATAATAAACATTTATATGTTTCTGATTATGGAAGAGGAATTAATTGTGATTTTATTAGTTTTATTATTCAAAGTAAACATGTTGAATTTAAAGAAGTTATTAATATTATTAAAAATGAATTAGGAATAGATTATTTTAAATATACAAAGAGAAAATCTATATTTGGAGGATTTTATAATAAAATTAAATCAAAAAATTATCATAATGTAGAATTAATTACATATGATGAAAGTATTTTACATTCATATTTACATAAATATAATCTTATGTTTTTTCGTGATGGTATATCATTTCAAACACAAAAAAAATTTAAAATTGGATTTGATATTTTATCACAAAGAATTATATGTCCTTGGTGGAGTTTTGAAGGAGATTTAGTTGGTATTACTGGAAGATATATAGGAAATTATGAAATAGATAATACATTAAAATGGTGTCCAATAATATCTCATCCTAAATCACAAACATTATATGGATATACAGAGAATTATCAACATCTTCAAGGATGTGAAGAATTATATATTTTAGAATCTGAAAAAGGATCGATGCAATTAGATTCTATGGATATATATACAGGATTAGCATTAGGTGGAAACACAATACATTATCCACAAATAATAAACATAATAAATTTACAACCTGAAAGAATAATATTAGCAATGGATGAAGGATTAGAAGAAGAAATTATATTGAATCAAATTAACAAAATAAAACTAATGTTAAAATTTCATGATATTAAATTAGGTTATATTATTGATAGAGAAAATAATATATTACCTAAAAAATCAAAAATGAGTCCTACAGATTTAGGAAAGGATAAATTTATAGAATTAAAAAATAAATATGTGGAGTGGGTATAATATTGACAATATATAGTTTTAGTAGATTAGAAACATTTCTTAACTGTAGACGCAGTTATTTTTATACATATATTCTTGGTCAAAGAGGTGGTGAAAATATTTATTCATTTTTAGGAACAATTTGTCACACTCTGGCGCAAGATATGATTGAAGGTAAGGAGAATAATGAAAATGCAGTAGATAAATTTGTTCAAGCAGTAGATGATGCAGATATATTATGCTTAGAATGGATTAGTGAAAAGGTAAAAAATAATTATAAAGAATGTATAATACATTTTTTTGAGAATTATATTCCTGAAGTAATGAAAGATTATAAAATAGAAGAATATTTTGAAGTAGATATTAATGGAGTAATGATGAAAGGATATATTGATTTATGGTATTTTAAAAATGGAGAAATACATATATGTGATTTAAAAACAAGTAGTAAATATAGTAAAAAAGATTTACTTAAAAAACAAAGACAATTATATTTATATGCATATGCATTAAATAAACAATACCCAAATAATAAGATTAATTTATATTTTAATATGTTAAAATATGTAATTCAAAATAATAAATTAATTGAAAGAAACAAATGTAGCATATTTGAAGATTTTTCTGATGGATTTATTAAAATTAAATATGATGATATTGCTAAGAAAGATATTGAAAATTATGTATTAAATACAGTAGATGAAATTGAATTATTAGATAAAGATATTATATTTTGGGACAAAAATTATGAACCTGAAAAAGATTTTTTCTGTGTTAATCTATGTAGTTATAGAAATAAATGTTTAGTGGAATAAAATAATAATATAAAAGGAGGAAATATGGATAATATAATTAATCCAGTTGGAACATTATTAATAAAAAATAAAATAAATGTATGGGAATATAAAGAAGGTTTTATTGATTGGTTAAAGAATAATGCTAATAAATTTTCTTCCGAATCTGAATTAACTAAATACCTTGGTACTTATTATGGATTTATTAAAAAAATATGTAAACAAAAAAATATAAAAATAGATTATAATTATGGTAAAACCGATCCAAGATTTAAGTCAATTTATCAAAATTATGATTGGTGTTATCAAAAATATATAGTTGAAGGATTAAATCATGATGAAATGGCAAAAGAAGTAAAGTGTTCAAAAAGAGTTATAGAAAAATGGTGTCAAGAAAAACACCAACTAACTCAAAAATATAGACAAGAAAATAAAAAATTATCACAAATACAAAAAGATTTAATTATTGGTTCTATGTTAGGTGATGGACATATTGATAAAAGAGAAACACAGCCTATATTTATTGTAAGTCATGCAGAAGATCAAAAAGATTATTTATACTATAAATATAATATACTTAAAGATTTATGTAATAAAAAACCTTCATATATTGAAGGAGAAGAACGTGAATTTAAAAATGGTATCTATGAATGTCAACCAGGTTATAGATTATGTACAAGAATTTATGATTGTTTATTAGAATATAGAGGAAAATCATATACATATTTATTGAGTTTAATGAATGAATATTCTCTATCAATTTGGATGCTTGATGATGGGTTTAGGGCAAAATCAAATTGGCAGTTATGTGTGGCAGAATATACTCAAGATGATATTAAATGTGCTTTAGATATTTTAAAAAATAGATATAATATAATTGGTTGGCAAAATAAAGATATAAGATATTTAACTTTTGATGCTCCATCCTCCCGAAAAATTGATGAAATTATACTAAATAATATACCTAATGATTTAGATGTTATTAAGTATAAAATAACTGAAAATAATATATCTCAAGAACAAAAATTTTTATATGTACAATATAAAAATAAAAATGTAAAATTGCACGAATTATGCAAAGAATTAAATTTAGATTATAAATATGTATGGCAAAAATTATATAGAGGTGGTTCTATAGAAGAAGTAATGAAACAAAGAGTGATTAATTTATGATGGAAAATTATGTAGTATACCATTTGCACACAGAACTTAGTTTATTAGATTCATGTACTAATTATAAATTATATATTGATAAAGCTGTAGAATTAAGACAAAAAGCAATTTGTTTTTCTGAGCATGGCAATATTTATAATTGGATAGAAAAGAAAATGTATTGTGATAAAAACAAAATTAAATACATACATGGTGTAGAAATATATCTTACAGAAACACTAAATGAAAAAATAAGAGATAATTATCATACCATATTAATTGCTTTAAACTATGAAGGCGTAAAAGAATTAAATAAGTTAATTGATTTATCCACTCAACCAGACCATTTTTATTACAAAAATAGAATAACTTTTGATGAATTTTTAAATATATCAAATAATATTATAAAAATATCGGCATGTTTAGCATCACCATTAAATAAAATAGAAGAAACAATAGAAAAACTTAAAATTGAAGCTAATAAAATTCAAGAAGAATATTTTAATTTACCTCAAGAATCAGAAAATTTTATAGATGATATTTCTCAAGAATATCATAATGAGTTTAACAAGATTAATGACAGAATAAATAATCTTTATATTTATTTAGATAAGTTATTACAGTATTATGATTATTATGAAATTCAACCACATTTTAATTCAGAAGATCAAAAAGAATATAATAAAAAATTATACGAATTATCTTTAAAATATAATAAACCTTTAATTTGCGGTACAGATACTCATTCATTAAATAAATATAAAGCGGAATGCAGAAGTATATTGCAAAAATCAAAGAAAATAGAATATAGTGATGAAGATAAATATGATTTAACTTATAAAAGTTATGAAGAAATAGTAGAGATGTTTAGACAACAAAATGTATTGTCAGAACATATATATTTAAAAGCAATAAATAATACTAATATTATAGCAGAATCTATAGAAGAATTTGAATTAGATTTATCTTTTAAATATCCTAAATTATATAATGACGAAGAAAAAGTATTTAAAAAATTACTAAATACTAAGTTTAAAGAAAAAGTTAAATTAAATATTATAGAAAAAGACATTAAATATAAAAATAATATACTGGAAGAATTTAGAGTAATTAAAAAAATAAATATGATTGGATTTATGTTATTTATGTCTGAAATGACTACTTGGTGTAAAGAAAATAATATACCTTTCGGTAATTGCCGAGGATCAATTGGAGGAAGTACAATTGCATATATTCTTGATATTATAGATTTAAATCCTGTTAAATGGAAAACAGTATTTTCAAGATTTGCTAATGAAGATAGGATTGAAATCGGCGACATTGATATAGATTTTTGTCCTTCTCAGCGTGAATTAGTTTACAATTATATTATTAATAGATTTGGTATTGATTACACAGCATATATTTTAGCAATAGGAACTATGGTAGATAAAGGTACTATAGATACAATTGGTAGGGCATTAAATTATCCAATACCATATGTAACACAAATTAAAGAAAATTATGAAAAAAATCCTGAAGAAGCAAAAGAAAAATATTCAGAGTTGTTTTATTATTTTGATGGATTAGTGAATACAGCGATATCACAATCTATGCATCCAGCAGGTATGATTGCAAGTCCAATTTCTTTACCTGATAATTACGGTACTACATGGAAAAACGATAAAAGAATTTTATGTATAAATATGGAAGAAGTACACGAAGTATCATTAGTTAAATATGATATTTTAGGATTAAAAAATATTGAGATTATTAAAGATACTTGTGATTTAATTGGAATTCCTTATCCTATGTCACATGAAATTAATTGGGAAGATAAAGACGTATGGGCAGATATTATAACATCTCCTGTTGGAATATTCCAATTTGAAGGAAAATACGCTTTTGATTTACTTAAAAAATACGTTCCTACTCGTATAAATGACTTATCTTTAGTAAACGCCTGTCTACGTCCATCTGGTGCAAGTTATAGAGATAGATTAATAGCAAGAGAATTTAATAATAATCCATCTGTATTAATTGATGACTTACTCAAAGATAATAATGGTTTTTTAGTGTTCCAAGAAGATGTTATTGCTTTTCTTCAGCAAATTTGTGGATTAAGTGGTAGTGAAGCTGATAATATAAGAAGAGCAATTGGACGTAAACAAAAAGATAGAATTGATAAAGCATTACCTCAAATACTTGAAGGATATTGTGGTAAGTCTGATAAACATAGAGAAGAAGCTGAAAAAGAAGCAAAAGAATTTTTAGACATTATTGAATCGGCAAGTTCTTATATGTTTGGTTTTAATCATTCTTGCGGTTACAGTATGATAGGTTATTTATGTGGATATTATAGATATTATCACCCATTAGAATTTATCACTGCGTATTTAAATAATGCTAATAATGAGGATGATATTAGAGATGGAACAGAATTAGCAAAATTAAAAAATATTAAAATTAGTCCTATTAAGTTTAGATATTCAAAAGCAAAGTATTTTCCCGATAAAGAAACAAATACTATTTACAAAGGAATAGGTAGTATTAAATTTTGTAATGATAATAATGGAAG